GAGTTTTAAAATCTATTTTGGCTTTACCATATAGGCTAAAAAATGTTTTTTTAGACATTGGTGGTATAATTTATCGTTTTTGATTTTTAAATTCTTAAAAATAACCTCTAAACGATTATTTTAATTTTTATTCTTCCCAAAATGATTTACTCTTTGGCTTTCTTTTAGTTTGCCAGGTAAATTTGAACTCTTTTAGCATCTCATTAAGCCTATCAGAAATTTTATTAATTCCTTTAAATTTTAAAAAATCAATCATTTCTTCAGCACTTAGATTTGTAGTTATTATCATTGGCTTTTCTGCATTATATCTAACATCAATAAGGCTATTTATCTTTTCTTTTCCCCATTCATCAGATATTTTTTCTGAACCTAAATCATCAATGAAAAGCATATCAGCCTCTTTTGCTGCTTCTAATAATTGAGTTTCAACTTGAAAATTATCTTTGATGGTTCTTAAATATCCAGCTAAGTTAAAACTTAACACTGTATAACCATGCTCAGTTAAATAATTACATATGCAGTTTGCTAAAAATGTTTTGCCAGTGCCACAACCTCCTCTAAACAATAATCCATCATTTATTTCAAGTACCTTGTCAAAGCCTTTGACATATTTTTTTATTTTTCTATACAGTTCATTTTCTGCCTTATTATCCCCTAAAATTGCATTTTTAAAGCTATCTCTTCCATAATTTCTGCTAGTTATCGATAATTCTTTAAACTTTTCAATTTTAGCTTTTATTCTTGCTTCTTTTTGACAAGGACATTCAATATATTTTGTTCTACCCTCTGAAAATTCCAATAAAGTAGGCTCTCCACATTTTTCACATTTAGCTAAAATCTTTGGCTCATTGTTGATATTTTCTAAAAAATCTTTAACCACTGTATTTTTAGTTATTTCTTCTATTTTTTGAATATTCAATTTATCCTCCTCTCAGGATTTCATCCATAGTTTTTGAGTAGTCTTTTTCTTTTTCCTGGTTCTCTTCTTTTTGATTGAGGGAATAATTATCTCTAAGACAAGCTATAATCCAACCATCACCTTTTTTATTTTTATCAGCATATTCAAAAACCTGTTTTATTCTTTCTAGGTCATTAGAATATTTAATTATATTTTCAATTTTTAACTTCCTGTTTTTTATTAAAAATTTTATCTCTTGTCTTATAATTCCAGCAACATTTTCCTTGTTGTTGTTATTCATGTAGTTATTACTCATGTAGTTATTATTATTGTAGTTATTATTAGCGTATACATTTATGTTACTATTAGAAGTAACATTATTGTTACTATTAAGAGTAACATTTTCGTTACTTATAGTAGTAACCTTTTTGTTACTATTAACATCTGTTTTAATAGTATCGTTTATGTTACTATTAGAAGTAACATTATTGTTACTATTAGATACGTCTACTAAATAATAAACATTACTTTTGTTATATCTTTTCTTTTTTTCTATAAGATTTAAATTTTCTAACTCTTTAATAGCATCAGATATAGAGTTTCTTCTTTTTAAATTTAATTCTTCACATAATTCTTCATAAGAATACATTATATAAGTATCTCCCTCTTCATCTATCCATCCATTTTTCTTAGAAAGTCTGAACCTGTCAGACATTAAAAGATATATATCAAATGCTGTTAAACTTAAACTCCCTTCTCTTCTCATTTTAAAGAGAACTTTGGGAATTTGAAAAAAGCTCTCTTTATTTTTGTTATTTGATTGTTCCAAATTCCCTGCCTCCTATTATCTATTATTTATTATTTTTCAAAAAGACCTTGAACCATAGTATCATCATTTATTTGCTTTTTTGAACTTTTATTATCCTCAGTAGCTTCTTCTATAAATTCACCTGTTTCAGCATTGATAATATCTCCATCATTTTCAAGTATTTCAATTTCTTGTACTTCTGTACTCTTGTCATCTATAACTTTAAATGATTTTTCATCTTTTGCAGCCATTTCAAGAAATTCAACTGATACTGGTAACCATTTTAATAGCTTTTTAACTACTGTTTTTTGTGCCATTTCTTCAAAATTCTTATTCCATACATCATTTTTATATGACCCTTTTCTGTATTTTTCTTCATGTTTTATAACTTCATCTTTTGTCATATATTCAAATGCCTTAGCTCCATCTTTTAATATTGCTACTGCATAAAAGCCTTTTATTTCTCCTCTTTCATCAAAATTTGGCTTATGTGTTAATGTTCTTGATAATCCATACTCAATGTTAAAGTCATCATTTTCATATACTGTATAACTGTATATATCAGATAATTGTCCACTTCTTCTTAATAATTCAATTAGTCCTTTATAACCTATTTGAAACTGACACTCAACAGTACCAGCTTTCTTATTTTCAAATGGTATTAAATAACATTGCCCTAAAGTTCCTGGCTCTAGTCCTAACTGTGCAGATACCATTAAAGCACCCAACAAACTCTCTTGATTGCATTTCGCAAGTTTTGGATTTTGTCTTATAGTTGTAATAGCTATTCTTACAAATCTTTCGCTATTTATATGCTTTGGCAATGCTGTTGCAAATTGTTTTGCTCCTGCTTGTATTACATCAAATATTGTTTTTCCCTTTTTTTCTGCTACTGCTGCTGTTTTATTACTTGTTGTTAAACTATTTCTTGCTGTTGGCATATTATCCACTCTCCTTATTCTTCATCTCTATTTTGATTTTTTGGTTTTCTGCCTCTTTTCTTAGGCTTTTCTTCTTCTATTTCATCTGTTTTATCAACTTCATCTGGATTATCTTCTTCTTTTTTGTTATTTTTATCTTCTAAAAGATTTTGATTACTATTACCTGATTCTGTTACTTCTATAATTTCAGCTTCTTCAATATCTTTTTTTTCATCTTCATCAAATAAAGATAAATTATTATTAGTTTTTATTGATGCCATTCTTTCAAATGCTTTTTCTATACAACTAATTGCTTCTGTTTCTATTTCTTCAATAGTCATATTTTCAAGTTCTAAACCTTTATTTAATAACTTTTCATCAAAAACTTCTGCCCAAATAGCTTCTTCTAAATAATATTCAACACCATTTATTTTTGTTTTTGGTTTTTCTTCTTTACAAACAATATTATTAAAAATTATTGTTGTTTCACTTAATTTTTTAAATTCCAATGATAATTTTGTATTTGAAGTTTCAAAAACCAATTTTGTTTTATCTTCTTTGATTTGTTTTTCAATTAGTGGCCAACCTAAAACATTATATTTATTTCTTATAATTTCATCTGTATACCATTTTAAAATATTATCACTTATCATATTCAACACCTCATTATTTCACTAATAAATATCTAGAAACTTTTCTGTATTTGTTTGCTAATTCATTGTATTTTTCCATTACTTTAAAATTTTCTTTTGCCATTTTTTCTATATCTGGTGTTTTTCTTTCATTAATATTAAATTTGTGTTTACCTGCAACTGCTTTCAATGTTTTTTCTTCTATCATCTTATGTAAAATTTTTTCTTTTAATAGTTTATCTTCATCTTCAATTAGCTTTTTTTGCCTAGCTAATTCTTTTATTCTTATTGCAATTTCTTCAAACTCTGGCAATTCTTTAACTTCATCACTTTCTATTTCTAGAGCCTTTTTCTTTAAATGCTTCATATACGCATCACTTCCATCTGGCATTGGAGGAATCTTTTTTAATAAATTTTCTTGATAAAATTCAGTAGCTTTATTTCTAATTAAATTTATATCTTCCTCACTTCTCTCTATCTTAAAGTCTTTGTAATGGTTTACACCAATCAAAACTGCTATGTATGCAAACTTGTAACCTGTAAGCATTAAATAATGCTGTACTTGTGCATAATAATATTGAGGTATTACATCTCCTTCCCAGTCTTTATAGTTAAAATCATTTGTAGTTTTTATCTCTAAAACTCCATGTTCTCCAGTACTTCTATCTTTTAGAACACCATCTAAGTTAGCTATAAGAAAATCATCTACAACAGAATAAGGTGCTTGGTATACATTAAATTCTCTATGCTTTTGAGCAAATACTTTCATTATTGTAGCTTCGTGCATATGCCCCCAAAATGTTGCTTCGTTACCCTCGAACTTAGTTCCTTCCGTCTTATCTATATAGACATCTATAATGCTTTTATACTTATTAACTCCAAGTATTGCACCTATGTCACTTCCACCAATTCTCTTTTCTCTTAGAGTGTGCCAATCATCATCGTTTGCATACTCATAAACTTCGTTATTTGTTTCTAAGGATGTTTTAAATTCTTCTTTACTCATTTCTATAACTTCTGCTTTAGCAGTTGCTATAAGCTTCTCTAACTCAGTTTTTTTTAATCTGCTATACCCCACTAACCCTAATCTTTTTGCTTCTTCTTTTAATTCAACTACTGTCATTTTTTTATCCTCCTTGAATTTTTTTTAAAATTGATATATAATTCAAGCAAGTAGATTAACTACTTACTTTTAATCTAAACATCTAATAAACTTTGGTCGGTGCTATTAGATGTTTTTATTTTTTTATAACTTTTCCCTGCTAAAAAGTTCAACCAATGTGGTTTTATTATTAAATATTTCCCCCTTTCCTTTTCTTGATCTTTTATATAGATACAACCTGGAACTTCATTAGCTTGAATTAAACTATATACATCATCTTTATTTAATTCACCCCCAGATAAAGCAACAGCCTCTTCTACACTGATTTTATATTCTCCCATTTAATCACTCCATTCTTACATTAAATCTTCTAATTTATTAAGAAACTCATTTACTCCTTTCCATAACTTTTTAAATATTTCAATAATTCTAAGTTTTATATATTTTCCTGAACTTATTTCTAATTTATTTTCAATAATAAAACCTTTTATAGCTATGCCTTCATTTGCAATAATTACTGCACTATTGAAATTATCAGTTATGTATTCTCCTCCTATTAAATAAAAATTTTCTGATATTTTTTTAATATCTAACATTTAAATCTCCTATCCTATTATTTCCATAGTTTCTTTATTTAAGATGCGTCCACAGTTTAAACCTGTATTTCTTAATAATCTTCTTTCAAACTTGCATAAATATTTTGCTATTTCTTTAAAATTGAATGGTGCTTGAAAAGTTAAACCCACTCTATTTTTATTGTTTGCATCCACTATTACTATTTCTTTTACATCTGTATCTTTAAATAAATTTTTCATTCTTTTAACTTCAAAATTATGTTTATATCTCAATACTTCTGCTACTGTTTTTAATTCTCTTCTTTTATTTTCTCTTTTTACTAATGTTTGTAATTTAATCCTTTTCATTATTTTCCTCTCAATCTTTCAAGTTCTTCAATAATTTTATTTAATCCATTTAGAGCATTTGGAAAATCCAAATATACTCTTTCTTTAAATATTCCATTTTCTTTCAAAAAATTTACATTTTCTTCTGAGTATTTTCCAGAGCAAATATATATTTCAAGACTATTTATATGCCCTGCATAGTTTATAAATACAGTATATTCATTACTGTCATTTACTTCTAAACTTAATCCCATTATTTTTACTACTTTTTCTCTAATGTCTTTATCTAACATTTAACCCCTCCAATTTCGCTATTTCTTCTAAAACTATTGTCCATAATCCAGTTACTCCATACTTTCCAAAGTTTGTCATTATTGCTAATTTATTTCCTTTGAATATTTCTACTATTTTTAATTCATAATTTATTACTACTCTATAATCACCTACCTGTGTATCTAACTTTATTCTTTTTATTAAATTTTCAATATCTTTGTTTTCTTCTGTTTCTTTTTTAAAAGCTATATCTACCTCCCCTTGCTTTATAAATAACTTATTAGCTTCATATTGAAGTGCATCCAATAATCCATCTATGTATCTTTGTTTTATCATTTTTTCTATATCCTCCACCTCCTTATTTTGTGCTATAATCATCTAAAACTGTAAAAATTATGCTTAAGAAATATCATCAAGAGCTTTTAGAAGATTAGTACCTATTGTTTTAGATATTTCTTGTTCCAACTCTTTAATTTGAGTTTGAGATTCCTTTTTTATTTGTTTTCTTATGTATCTTTTATATTTTCTTGATTTTTGTTTCATAAGCCTCCTAATTTATAATTTTTGTTATCAAATAAAATGTTATTAATGAAGTAATACAAGGTATAACTATACTTTTTATTAAAAATTTTATTTTTCTATATCCTTCACCTCCTTGATTAATTGTTATGTTTTTTTAATTTTCTTCCATACTCCTCCTTTTATTCCTATATATTTTTTATTTCTACTTATTTTTCATATATCATCCCCTTTAAAAAAAGTTTACTCTAAAGTCAACAAAATATTTAAAAAAAATAATTATCTGATGATAGGTTATATTTTTCACATAAATATTTAATCTCTCTCGTTGTAAAGTCTTTCCCATTTTTACGATTTATTTTTTGACTAAAAGTGCTTTCTGTAATCTTTAAATCTTTTGCTACATCTTTTAATTTTATTCCATTTTGAGTAAAAAATGCTTTTAATTTAAAATTTCTCATTAATACCTCCTTCTAAAAAGTTTACTCTAACGTCAACAAAATTATAATAACATTCTTTGATTTAAAAGTCAACATTTTTTTTATAAAAATAAAAAAGTTGTCTTTAATGAAAAAATATGTTATACTTTTTTTAAATTAAGAAGGTGATAATATGAATTTAGGATTAAAATTAAAAAAATTAAGAATTGATAAAGGTTTGACTATGGAACAACTTTCAGAAATTTTCAATAAAAATTATAATGCTAATATTAGCAAAAGTATGATTTCACGTTGGGAAAATAACAAAAGAGTCATATCGACCCCAAATGCAAGTTTATATTGTAAATATTTTAATATTTCATTAGATTATATTTTCAATGGAATAAATACAATTGAAACCATTTTAGATTTAGAAGAAAATCAGAAACTTAATAAAAATAATACAAAAAAATTAATGAAATTTATACCTCCTTCATCTGATGTATATTATCAAGATTTTAATGAAAATATTTTAAGTCTGGTAGAATTTTCAGAAATAGGAATTTCACAAATTAGGGAAATAATTAACTTACTATGTAAGAAACAAAATATAAATTTAAAAGATATTATGTACATAGTCGGAATCAAAGATAACTCAGAAGATGCACACATTGAACTTAATAATCTATTAAAAATTGCAAAATATTTTGGAATTATGCCTTATTTTAAATTATCAGTAGATTTTTCAGATAAAATAGAAATTTTAGAAAAACAAAAAAAATTACTTTCTAAGACTAATAGTTTAACTATTGACGAACTTAAACTATTAGATGATATGGTTGAAAACTTAATAAAAATAAAAAATAATAAAGAAATATAAAAAGTATTTTAAATATTTTAAAAGGAGATGGGGTTTATGGATTTAAAAGACAATATTGAAGAATTATCTAAGAAAATTGAAAAGTACAAAGACAGAGTAACTAATGAAGAAATGACTAAAACTGTCTTCGTTTTACCTTTCTTTGATATGTTAGGTTATGATACTAGAAATCCTTTTGAATTTCATGCAGAATTTACAGCAGATATTGCAGATGCAAAAGGTGAAAAAGTTGATTATGCAATTTTAATTGATGATGTTCCAAGAATATTAGTTGAATGTAAAGATTGTAATAACACACTTGAAAATTGTGATAAACAATTAACTCGTTATTTCAATGTTACACCAGCTAAAATTGGAGTTTTAACAAATGGTATTGTTTATAAATTTTATACTGATTTAGAAAAGCCTAATATGATGGATGAAAAACCATTTTTAGAAATAAATCTTTTAAAAATTAAAGATTATCAAATAAATGAATTAAAAAAATTTGCTAGAAATACATTTGATTTAGATAATATTTTAAATAGTGCTGAGGAACTAAAATATTCAAATGCTATTAAAAAACTTTTAAAATCTGAGTTTGATAATCCAACTGAAAACTTTATATCTTATATTTTAAATGAAATATATGGTGGCGTTAAAACTCAAAAAGTAAAAGATAGATTTACTAATACTATTAAAAAATCCATAAATGAATTTTTAAATGATATTGTTAGAAGTAAATTAGAGGGAGCTTTGGAAGTGAATAAAGCTGTTGAAAAGCAAATTGAGGCTCCTCAAGAAATGATTGAAGAAATAACAGAAGTTGAATGTGGTCCTATAACTACTGATGAAGAATTACAAGGTTTTTCAGTAGTAAAAGCATTATTATATGGAACAATAGAACTTGACAGAATAACATATAGAGATACTTTAAATTATTTTTCTGTAACTATTGATGATAAGGTTACAAAATGGATTTGTAGATTATATTTCAATGGTTCTACTAAATTTATTAGATTTCCTGAAATTGATGAAGAAGGAAATAAAACTGATAGAGGTCCTAAAATTCCAATAAATTCTATAAATGATTTATATAATTTTAAAGACAAACTAATTGAATCAGTTAAAATGTATAATTAAATTACTATAAAAAATAAAAAGCCCCACAAGGTGCTGGTAACACCTAGCAGGGTTTTAAGAGTGTGATACTCTTTGTAATTCAGATATTAAAATTATATCACACTCAATTTTGTTATGCAAATAAAGGAGTGTGATTTTTTTATGAGAGCAGCAAATGGAATGGGAACTGTTTTTAAACTATCAGGAAATAGAAGAAAACCTTGGGCTTTATTAGGACCTAAATATTACAGTACAGAAGAAAAAAGATATAAGAGAGATTTTATAGCCTGCTTTAAAACTCAAAAAGAAGCTGAGACTTATAAACTAGCAATGTTTACAAATAATCTTGAAATGTTAGAAAATACAGGAGTAAAAATTGCTAAGAAAAAAGAAAAAGGAATAACATTTGAAGAGTTATATAGGTTATGGATTAAGTCTAAAGAAGATGTTAAACCAGGAACAAAATCAAACTATGAAACTAATTTTAAAAGAAGTAAAAAGTTATATGGTTTAGAGATAGCTAAAATCAATGGTATTATGCTACAAAACATCTTTTATAGTTTGGATCTAACTAATAGTACATTAAGATTATTAAGAAGTTTTTGGTCTAATATTTGGGACTTTGCAATTCTAAATGATATGGCCACTAAGAACTATGCTAAGTTTTTAAAACTTCCAGTTCAGGAAAAAGGTAATAAAACTGGAGATAGAGAAAGACCAATTAGTAAAGAAGAATTACAAATATTATGGAATAACTTATATAATTATGATGTAGACAAGTATAGAATTATAGATATGGTATTGATTCTGTGTTATACAGGTTTAAGAATAGGTGAGCTGTTAAAAGTAAACAGAAAAAATATTTATCTAAAAGATTATTACTTTGAAATAGAAGCGTCTAAGAGTAAAGCTGGGATAAGAAAAGTCCCTATTGCAGATAAAATACTAGAGCTTTTTAAGAATAGATATTTCAGCAAAGATAAACATTTATGGCAGAGACTTGATGGCTTAGAGTATGATTATGATTCTTTTGATAATCATTTCAGGATATTATTTAGAGATATGGGCTTATCATATCATAGCTTACACGATACTAGACATACATTCGCAAGTCTATTATCAGATACTGTAGCAGATAAAGATGCAATTATAAAAATGATAGGACATTCTAGCTATAAGACTACATCTGAGGTTTATGTACATAAGAATCTTAAGAAATTAAAAGAAGCTGTTGATGAAATATAAAATTACAGTATATAAAATATATAGTTATTATTAAAGTGTTTGCACTTTGTTAACATCTAATTCAAGTTAAGTCAATTTATTCTACACTTAAATTTTGAATTAATGGTATTTAGTACACTTTAGAAATCATATTTTAAAAATAGTTTAATTTCTACAAAAAAGCCCGAACTTGCAAAAAGTTGAGGGCTTTTTTGTTGGTATGATGTTTTTTTGTTGCTAATTTGTTGCTAGTTAAAATGAATGAAGTAAAAATCTTAGGGAAATTAGAGGGAGTATTTTGACTTGACTTTTCAAATATAAAGATATAATATATATAATATAAAGATGGTAAAAGGAGGTT